TGAAATCTCTCTTACCGTTTTCTTTAGCCAGATAAGTACCTTCAGCCATGCCGAGCTTCTTAGCCATATCAAACATGGAGAGACCAAGCTCAGCCCTGCGCCCCTTTAGTTTTGAGAAACATATCTTATTGCTCAACTATATCACCTGCCTTGATTGTTTTTGTTAACTTTTTGATACTTTCATTTTAATACCTCATTAATACGATGTCAAGCACAATATTAACTTTTAGGTGCTTTTTTTAATAAATAGTTTTACTTTCCGAAACTTTTGTTTATAATGTATATGAAAGGACGTGAGCTGAATTGAGTAACAAACCTAACAACAAATTCGCCCGTAGGCTTAAGGAGGCGAGAACAGAGAAAGGACTTTCGCTAGAAGAGTTGGCAAAGGCAAACGGTACAACTAAGGCGACATTGTCTAAATACGAAAATGCTAAATGTGAGCCAAAAATGATGAAGGCCAAAAAACTTGCGGATTATCTCGGGGTTTCATTCGACTGGTTAATTGGGGATTCAGATGAAAAATGGTCTACAGTCACAAAAGGAGAACTGGAAGCGTTATTCTCGGGACTATCAGAGAAGGATCAGAAAGAAGCATTGAAATACCTTCAGTATCTCAAGCTTACATCTGAAATGGAAGATCAAAAGTCTGCTACTTTAAACCAAGAAGAGGCATAGGAAGGAGAAGCGGTAATGAGAGGAAGCGTATTTGAAGATAGTCTGGGACGGTGGCGTGGGGTTGTTGATATGCCCAAAGAAGCAGACGGAAAGCGTAGACAGAAAGTGTTTTATGGCAAAAAAAAAGAAGTGCAGATTAAAGTTAACGAGCTGATTTATGAAATTGAAAATAATTTATATTGCGATGAAGCAAACGCAACATTAGAACAATACCTGAAAGAATGGTTCAAAACATACACGACCAGCCTGCAAGAGACAACCAGGCAGCTTTATAAAATGTACATGGACAAACATATAATACCTAATATCGGCAATCTAAAAATTAAAAAAATAAAACCCATGCAACTACAGGGGCTTTATAATTTCAAACTTGAGACTCTTTCGGGGAAAACTGTTGGGAAGTTCCACTCTTTTTTAAATCGTGTTTTTAAAGATGCGGTAAAAAATCGGTTCATAAAATACAACCCATGCGATGGCGTAGATAAGCCGAAGGGCAAAAAATGCGAATATGCTTTATACACAGAAGAAAGTTTCTTAACTTTATTGAGCTTGGTTAAAGGCACATTCGACGAAGTATGTATCCTCCTTGCCGGTATCTGCGGACTGAGGCGCGGGGAGATATTTGGACTGAGGCTCATTGATATTGATTTTAACAATAAAACCCTCTCTATAGCAGAAACCCTGGTCAGGTTTAGCGGGGAGTGGATTGTAAAGGCCCCAAAAAGCGAAACCAGCCAACGGAAAATAAAGGTGCCTGGTTTCGTAATAACAGTACTAAGTAATTACATGAAGTCACTTTCAGTTGTCCCTGAGAGGGTTTGCGGTGAATACAAGCCCGATGCCTATAGCAAACATTTTAAAAAACTACTAGCCAAGCACAAACTAGAACATATTCGCTTCCACGACCTGCGACATTTCAACGCAACTCTTATGCTTGCATATGGTGTGCCGGATAAGATAGCATCCAAAAGGCTGGGCCATAGCCAGGTGCAAACGACGAGAGAAATATATCAGCACGTACTCCCCAGCATGGACCTTCAGGCATCGGATATAATAGAAGGAATCTTCACAAAGAAATTACGCTGATACACACATTTATACACACATCGGCTCCTATCATTTGCGAAATAGTTTCATTCATAATAACAAACTATCCTTTTATAAATGACAACTTATAATATAGTAGGAAAATGAAATCCTTTGATACCAAGTGTCTAAAAGTTAACGTCACTAGGTTCAGGTTCTAGTGCCCTTACGGGTGTGGGTGTTCAAGTCACCTCGACCGCACCAGTTTCATTTAGGAAATACACACATTTTTACACACATTGAGGAGGTACTTTTATGTTTAAAAAAATTCTGGTTATCCTGCTAGCTTTATTTTGTCTGACAGCCGGGGCGAAAATCACGGTAACGGAGAGTCAGTCATGGCCTACCGACTTGGAACATCAATATAGTTTCTCCCCCGGTACATTGTCCGACCGGAAGGTTGTTGATGATGAAGTTTACTACATTGAAAACAACGTACCAAAATTAAAAGATATGGATATCGCCCTGACCCTTGTTCCTGCTAACTGCCGCGATAGTGAAGGCACAGGAGTTGATGGCCTGGCATATATGGCTCGTCCGCAAATATGCGTGTTTTCTGTCCGCGACGAAGATTTTCTCCGCTATACAGTTGTGCATGAGATTTTCCACCAGATTCAATTCAAGTACATATCAGGCCACAAACTCATTGAATACGCGCAATTCCGCAACGATGGTAAGCCTCACACGGCTAAACATGACACGCCGGTGGAGCTTTTTGCCGACGACTGTGCCTATCTGTTTAGTTCTCCCCAGGACACTAGATTAATGCCTAAGTCTACTTACCCATGCCCCGGCGTCCGGGAAAAGGTGTGGATTTTAGAAGCCCTGGGCGCTGACCCGGAACCATATTTGGCCTGGGCAGAAAAGTTAGTCTATTATAAACTGAGACCTGATGCGGGTAAAAATGAGATAGACCGCTGCGGGTTGATTTATGCCGAACGGATAAGCACTGGAGATAAGTCCGGGGCAGAATCCGCTCATAGGTGGGCTGACCTGATAAGGGGGGCTTTGGATGAGGCTAGTTAATAAATTATGGTACGCCCTGATGCTCGGGTTATTGGCTTTTGCCTTTTTGGTTCTACGGTTTGCGGATAAAATAGATAATTTCTAGGCAAAAAATAAAGCCCCGCCCTTGCTACCCTACCTCAAGGATAGGACAAGGACGGGGAGGTTATTCTTGAACAGGGTGGTCGGATTCGAACCGACATTGACGCACGGCCCCTGAGAAGTTTGCTGAAAGAATCGAACTTCCTTGCCTGTGCGTTTTCCCTGCGGACTTCTCTGCGCCGCCACCTTGTTCCGTTTATACACTACCAGCTAGTTATATTATACCATAAAATAAGTGCCCCGCAAATAATTAGATTCCTATTTTTTAATTAATAAAGCCATTAATCCCCCAAATGCTGCAGCAAAAAATATTTTAAAAATATCCCACCCAACTTCTTTTTGTTTTTCCCAAATAGCCTGCTTTTGTAATTCAATGGAGTAATCAACAAAAATAATGATATCTTCTTTTAAAATAGTTGGGTCAATTTTGATGGATACGGGTATTCTGTCCACGTAATCAAATATGTATTTTGACTGTTCTTCTATGAAATCTATACATCTTTTTTTAATGTCTTCCCATTGATATTCATCTATATCTTTCAGTGCAGATGTTTTATCTAAGACATCTTTAATTTTGGCTTCAAGCTCTTTAAAGCCTGCATTAACAGAACCCGTCTTTGCTCCACCAAAGCGTCCTATTCCTCTAGAAATATATTCATTTATTTTACATTCCATAGCTTTTTCTATTTCTTTATTAGCCGCAATAAATAAGTTTTCAAACCATCTTTCAAAGTCCAAGCAAATTCCTCCTTCGCCTATTATTTCGACAAAAAGAAGGTATTTCCTGCCATTAAATTAAATGTTGAGCAAAAAAAATAGGCTCCCGAAGGAGCCTGGAGGAGAAAGCAAACTATTCATCAACAGGGGAAGTTACAAATAAGCCTAGAAATGCACCGATAAGCAATTCTGCAACGGATCGAAAATATTCCGCATAGGCAGGGACAAATTTAATTCCTGCGAAAGCAATGATAACAAGTGCAAACAACATATAAGGTATAAATCTTTTATCCATTCTTTTTCTTCGCCTCCTTCTCTTTAGCTATTTTTAGATAATCTTTAAGCCGCGGGTAAGAATGAATGCAGTTAACACACCAAATAACAATAGTAGCACGCCAGTACGGACATTCTCTGTATTCTTCGCATTCAATAACCTACACCCCCTCTGCACGAAATAAAGTGTTCTGTGCTTCTGCTATCCGTCTATTGGCTATATGGCAATATGTTGCACTTAATTCATACCCCATAAAGTTTCTATCGTGTTTTTTGCAAATTAGAGGGACAACACCGGTTCCACAAAAACTATCTAAAACTAAATCTCCTTTATTAGTAGAGTTTAATATTAATTTTTCGATAAGTTCTTGCGGCTTTTCATGCGGGTGCGTTTTCTTGTAAACTTTTTTACATCTAATTACGTTTGCTAGATTTTGCAAATTAAACGAATTAGGCAAGCCTTTGCTTGCGACGATAATAAATTCATGTTGAGGTCTATATCCTGAGCCTAAACCAAAATGTTCTTTGTCCCAACAGATAAGATTAATAATTTTAAAACTAGATAATTCGATTAAGTCCATCATGTTTCTAAGTTGCTTCCAGTCTGAAAAACAGTAAAAGTGTCCTCCTATTTTAGAAACACGGTATAATTCTTTCAGAATTGGTCCCATGAATTTAAGAAATGTTCTTTCGGTCATATCGTCATAATCAATATGGTTGCCTTCTTCTTGTCTCATTCTTGTGCCTGAAGTGGTTTTGTTTACTGCTCCTGAATATGGAGGGTCTATGATAATACAATTAAACACATTATCATTTATTTCTTTGCTTTTATCTCGAAAATCATTATTATATATCTTATTTAGTTCCATCAGCATTCCCGCCATTCAGCTAAGACGTTAACCATGCTACACCCCCTTTGGCTTTTTACCTTTTTCCAAATCAGCAATAGTCAGGCCAAAATTCTTTTCAAAATGGCCCAGGTCCCATTTCGCCACACTGTTCTTGAAGTTCCCTGCCCAACTCAATCCGTAGATTATCGCTAATTTACCTATCATTTTAAACAGGTCTGAACGTGTCCAGGCGGCCTTGCCTTTTATGACGGGCACACCATCAAGGGCTAATCCATATTCATGATAACTATGCCCAGGAGGGGCGTTGGTGACAGGTTTTCTGTTCTTCTGCGTAGTCCTGCCTATAGCATATAGTTGTGCCTGATGTTTCCGCTCCCGGAATCCTTGACACCATAGCCAGTAACCGCCCAACGGTTTAAGGAGTCTGTTGGCGAATTCCTGGAGTTTCAAGGCACTTTTGACTACTTCGGGATTCATCCGCTTATCTTGTAAAACTTTATCCATAATCTCACATCCTCACAGCTTTGGTCTGTGCGACCAAAACAAATATACTATTAGAAACAATAATGTTGCGCAGACTAAATATACAGCCCCATATTAACTCCCCCTGTTCAACGCAAAAATAGCAACGGTAATAGCCGAACCAAGCAATCCACTTAACAGTGCGATAACTGCTGTACACCAAGGAGGCGGTCGGTTAACTATCTGTTTAATGTCTTCCCGTATCCCTCCGACAGCGCCCCATATATCGACTGTTTCCTTATTTAGATGTGCAATTTCTGCATGTAACCCTGAGTGGTTCTCGCATACGGTCAAAAAAATCAGCTACCTTTCCGTGTCATATTTGTGATATAATAAAAATGCCCATCGGCTTTTTTCCGTGGGCCTTTGGGCAGGGGGAGCCGGTTCACCTTTCAAGTTTGGCCGGTTCCCTTCTAGTTTTATTTTTTCAGTTCTTTTATGGTCTTGGGCTTTTGCCCGGTCTGTTGCTCAATATATTTCATCTGGTCCTGTAGAGCCTGGAGTTCGTTCAATAGTTCGAAGTACCGGGACTTTTTAACGTCATAATCCTTCAATAGACTGCTGATTCCCATTGACGGCATACGGAATTTAATGTCTTGATCGGATTCCTTCTGTAGATATTGTGAGAACCCCCTACCTATCTGCCCGGTAGCTTGTTCAGCTAAATAAGCTGCTTTCGCCGGTATGCCAAATTCTAAATCAGTTCCGGGTACTTCGAATTGTTTCTCCTGGCCCCGGAACTTTTCTATAGGCTTATTAAAGAAAAAGTTTCTGTTTAAAGCTAACTCAGCAGGGGTCTTAAGTAGAGGCGTTGTAGCGTCTATCGCCATTTTAAGCGGCTTGGTTGCCCTTAACATATCAGCTAAAGGCAAACTCATGGATAAGAATTTACCCTTGCCCTTACCCCCCGACACCGCGATTGCGAATTGTTCCTTCATCCATTCAGGCATATTTTCCTCATCAATCCCCGCGGCTTCCTGGGCGTTTAACCTAAGTTTATTTACCCGCATATATTTCTTGGGGTCATTGACGAACTGCCTCAATTGGTAAGGGATGTTGTTCCGCATCCAACGATAGAAGGGGAACATCCGGGCAAATATTTCCTGTTCTGCTGTTGTCAGGTTGGTATAATCAAACTGTACACGGTTGACTAACTCTCTCGCCTGTTCTGGTGAGAGTTTTTTTGCTTCCTTAGCCCATTTATAGAGGGCGAATCTATTGGTCTGGTCAACGAAATCCCCGAACTCTCTCGAAGTCTCAAAAGCCCTCAGAGGATTGAGCCGCTCCTTGACTTGCCCCGCCGTGGTTTTGCTACGTAACGCTACAGTCTTTTTGATTGCTTCTTCCGGTTCGCCGTATGGCCTGAATTCTATTTTAGACAAAGAAGATGCGCCTAACCCCTGTTCAATATATTCTTTATATAATGAAGAAGGATTGTTTTTAATTATCGCATTAAACACCTCGTCATCGGCAGTAGCGGAATATTTCATTAAATCTGCCGCGTTCATCCCAGCCACCCAGTTGTTAAACTTGGCTCCCATATCATTCCTGAGATGATAAGGGATAGAGAATAAGACGGCTCTTTTCCACACGCTCTGAGCCGAATCGAACACTTTCAGGAAGGAATTAACCCCTTCGTCCGTAGTTAATTTCTTATACCTGTCTAGGGCTTCTTTAGCCCCCTTGGTGACGATGTATTCCCCGCCTATCTCGTCAGCTAAGTCGAGATTGTCTAATGTTGCGTCTTTGATAAACTTGTACTCGGCTGAGCTTATTTTCACTGCATCAGCAGGAACAATATCTCCCTTGGCGAAAGGTACGGCAAATTTAGGATTAGACAGGACCTCCCGCCTAAACTTAACCGCATTGACATATTCGATTAACCTCTTTTGTCCTATGGCTGTAGCAAAGTAAGCGTTCGGCTCAAATAGTTTCCGGCCCACTTGCTCATTTACTTCCTCTGCACTACCCTGTAATTTCCGGGCATTGAGTATTTTTTTATTCGGTGCCCCCGCGCCGGAAGCCCCGCGAATCGATGGTTTCCCCCTCAGTTTCCGTTCTTCTGAACTTAGAATGTGGGTCATGTACCCTTCAAGTTCGTTTATATTTATCCCCTCATCCAACGCCCATTGACGGATTAGTTCGTTGTTCCGGCCTAAGTCTTGGGCGGCTTTTTGAACGTTTTCATTTGTGGATAACTCCCTAATAGGTCTAACAATAGGCTTGCCCATTTCGTCAAACGCTTTTAAAGGAGCCTCCATCACCCTGCCGACATCTTCCCCGGCTTCTATGCCTGTTTGCTTGGCGATATCAGCTACACCAGCCATTGACTTTTCAGTCTGTACCCTTGTAGCTCTGCGGGATTGCAGGAAGCCTTTCTTCAAAGTCTCATCTGCTTCACCCGTTAAAGTGCGCTCCCATCCATACTGAGGCACGAATACTTTGCCTAATGCCTCTTTTGTGGCTGTGACGGCAGGTTCTATTATCTCCCTGCCCCTCCTGACGAAAGGAACGGCATCACTTGCAACGTCCAGGGCTTTTCCTGCCCCCCTGCCTACCTTGCCCCCTAGTTTTCCAACCGCCCCGGCAGGGACGAAGTTAAGCGGGTCTAGCACGATTTCTAAAGCTGTGCCTAGAGCAAACTGCCCAACCTTGTTAGTCACTCCTGATTTTCTGGCTAAATCTACGCCCCTGGTCCGGTCTTTGCCGCTGAACCCATGCCAGAATTCTGTAGCCGGGTTCTGTCCTGTATCGGCTACCCCTACATTCATTATCCCTTGGGTTGGTCTGTTTAACAATTCCAACACGTCAAGAAAAGCGTTCTGATTCTTGGGCAGGTTAGTAAGTTTCTCAAACCAGTTCCGGTCGGTTGATTCCGGTTTATACCCGGCAGACCGTATCCGTCTTTCGGCGTTGCCTATCTGCCGTTCTACGGATTTAGAAGAATACGGGGCATTATTTGTAACATATTGTCCGAATGGCATTAATTATCACCTGCCTTGATTTATCCAACTCCCCAGAAGTCTGAAAGTGAAGGCTGAAGTTCGGGCGGTACTGGTTTAGGAGGCTTGGGAGGAGTATACCCGGTTAGAGTCTGCAAATCTTTCTTAAGTTGGTTAGCTTGCGCCGCGGAATAGAACCCTAATTTTACATCTTGTTCAATCTGCGCAAAAGCATCTTCCGGGGATATGTCTTGAGTCCTTATCGCAGAAATCAATCCTTGACGTTCTGTTTCAAATCCTTTTTCTGCACCAAGTTTAGTCCCTGGCTTCAGCCCGAACATCTCTAATCCTGGAGGTACAGTTCCGGTAAGTTGCATTATCTTCATGGCGTCGTCAAGTTGACGGTATGGATATGTCGAACCACCGCCACCACCACCGCCTCTGGCGGCGTTAGTTCTAGATATGGCCAACTGTCCTTTTCCTAACTCGTAATCCCTATCAGCTTGTAGTTTTTGAAGTGCATATCCTAACCCAAATTGACGGACATTCTCATCAAATTCTTTCTGCTTAAACTGGTCGCCTATGGAATCTCTCGCTTGTTGATAAGCGAATTGTTGGGCAAATTGTTGGTCGCCTACCGTATCACGGTATTGCCCGTAAGACTGTTGTTCTGTTCCCTGTAATGCGCTCAGTTGGTCATACAGAGATTGACCTTCCTGGGCGTATTTGTTGAAGGCCGCTTGCTCAAATTGAGGCACTAAAGCTAGAGCAGACTTACCCATCTGTGATTTATTCGAATCACTGTAGAGCATATTCCTCCGGGCAGCTGCACGGCTCACTGTGTCCATAGCGGTAGTTTGGGCTGTCTGCAGCCCGACATCTTTCGCCGGGTCATAACTAAAAGACGGCCTATCCTGGATAGCCGCCAAAGTTTGACCTATTTTATCGCCGTAAGGTGATTCATACGGTTGATATGCTGGGCCGCTGAGGGCAGACATCAGTTTGCCCGGATCGTCGATTAAATGCGACCCTCCCTGTATCCCGCCTAACCCGTATTGTTGCCCCTGCCCTAACCCGAAAGAAATCTGCTTTCCTGATTGAGTGTTATACAGAGACGCTGTTTTAGCTTTAGGGTCATACCGGCTTTGGTAGTTAGGGTTAAGTTTAATGAAGTCTTGTAACGTGTACGCCATCTTATCACCCCTATTCTGTGTTTTCGGCTTCCACTATCTTATAAGCTACTTCTATTTTGTCCATCTCAGTCTTACATTCATCGGCTCTTTTTTCATCACCCATGTTTTTTAAACTAATATAGTCAAGATGAAAATTATAGTATCTGTTTTGAAGCATGGTTAATCTTTGTTTTTTTACCTGGTCTTTTACATCTTTTGGTATCTTCATATATCCTCCTTTTAGGCTAGGTGTCCGTCGTGTCCACCGCCACTAGATATTGAATGGTTATGTATGGGCATCGTTATACCGTCACCGGCATTACCCGTGCTTCCTCCGTGGTTATGGTTCGCCTCGGAAATCGTGTTTACTACCGCGGCTCCGCTGAAATCCCATGTTCCGTTTGGGTAGGTAACATCGCTTGCTGAAAACAAGAACTCGTAATCGTTTCCTAACGCATCGTAATTTTTTAGACTTACGCCGATAGGCTGAAACTCTATCCCAAAATATTTATCACCCCTGTAATAGAAATAGGTATTAGCCCAAGAGACACTACTTATAACAAGCCCGTTTAACTCATACGCGCTACCTATTTTTTCATAACCATTAAAGCCTGTATCATCTATCTGTATGTAATTTATATCGCCCGTTTGAAGGGTATTAAACATACTGCCGGTTATATCTCCTGTAACTACTATATTGCCAGAACTATCTATGCCCACCGTCTGGTCGCCTGCGGCATTGTTTAAAGCGAATAGAAATGTATCTGTCGCAGAGTTGTAACCCTGTTTTAACCTTAGGACAGCAGCCGAATCATACATCTCTAGTATAGGCCCGGTGATTACTGTTTCCCCATTGGCACTCTTAACTACGGTTTGGTTGGTGTCAATCCTTTTTACATTGGTACTGTCGAGCTTAGACTGTTGCCAGCTTATACGGGTTATCAACTCTGTCAGTGTATTTTCCAGGGCCTCAACTTTTCTTTCGAGGGTCAGTTTAGATGTGTCAGGCATATTCATTTTAAAGGTAGGCATCTTATCACCTCGGCTTTATTCGCAAGTTTTCTTCAAGTGCATGTATCGTGCAAGGACCCGTCCCGGCGAATTTTAGTCTGTAGTAATTGACGTTCTGTAAAGCAGTTGTGGGAACTTGAATTCTTGTAGTCTGTTCGGTCGTTGAACCCGTGAAGGTGTAGAGCAGAGTGAAATCGTCAGCGTCAACCGTAGTTGAGTAGTAAACTAACAGCGTACTTGCGGCAGGTAAATCTACCACGGCCCACAGGTCAGACAAGACTTTCTTCTGTGACACTGTATTATGGTTGATAACTCCCGTAATGAATGACCACGCTATAGCACTTCCGGCGTTGGTCGTACCGGAGTTTATCGTATAGAATTTACCGTCAGAAGCTACGCCATAAAGGTATTCGTTGATATTGACGAAACCTACATACCCCTGGTCGATAGGATAGACAGTGTCGTTTTCGGTATCGAATTCTAAGGTTACGTTATTCGCCGTGACTGCACCGTAAGGGATGCTCAAATAGATGTACTTCCCGCTTTTCCCGGCTACACATAAACCCTTATATGTCGTTGCTATGCCTTCGAGGTATGTCCGGGCCTTTTGGCTCATCTCCTGCGGTCGGCCCCCATTGTACCTCATATATTTACCGTAATCCAGGAAATACAGTATCCCGTTCAACTCTACGACTGACTTGTCTGATATGCACCCGTATTCCATCGGGTCAGACAGTTCAAAGTCGTATGGGTCATTCCCATATAGGACGTGCATACTCTGTTCTCCCCAAGAGATAACCGTATCATTATAAGAGGTTATCGCCGTCCCTACGCCTACCATCCCGGTCAGAGCAATCGAATCAGCATCATCAGCAGTGGTCCAGTCTGTCACACTACCTGCGGCGGTACAACTCAACACTGAATTTAAAAGGGCATACAGCCGGTAATCATCAACGGTGTAAAGTTTGGTCGCCGGTGCTCCTGCTATGCTGGCGGCGGCTGAACCGTTCCACGAATATGTGTTTGTCCCATTAGCGAGGATGGTAAATCTTGTTGCCTCGGTGTTGAATTCGAGGAACTTCCCTGTTGCGCTCGTTAACCCGGTTTGGACATTCTGCCATGCTGAACCGTCCCACCGTTTCCATATAGTCGCATCCTGTACATGAGGGTATTGATTATTCCTCTGCCCGAAAGCGTTGGGAGTTGTAATGGCGGTAAATGCACCTAGCGCCCTGCCCGGACGTACAGAAAGAGCCGGATAGTTCCGGCTTGATACGTTCCTTGAATATGTGGACTCGCCCCTCTTTATCTCGAAGGGGGTTAAGAAAGTATTCTCCCCCTCCCCAATCGTAAAAGGTTTTCCTGGCTTAATGGTATATTTTAATGTCTTTCCCCAGTAAGCCATTAAAACCACTCCTCCGCCTGACAACTCTGTGTGGGCGTCTTGTTATATCTCTCGCTCAGATTCGTTTCAATATCCCGCAGGAATTCGTCAGCCTTCCTCTGCCAGAAGTCGGCTATCTCAGTATCCGGGTTGTGTCCCTGTGAGGCTAGCTCACTGACAAGCTGGAACTTCAATACATCGTGATAATCCTCGTCAAGTTCAGGGGTGGCAGACATATCGGCAGAACTTAGTGCATTGGGCCGTTTCCAATAGAAAAGCCTAATAGAAAGACCCGCCGTGGCTATCGGCAGGTCGTCATATAAGAAGGATATTAAACCGTTTCCACCATCCCCATAATAATAACCCGTTGTGGTATCGTCTTTTATCCCGGCAAATTCACACTCTTCCCATTCGGTGGATGCCGTGATAGTGATCGACTGCGGAACTAGAACTAAAGCCACATCATCTATTTTCCCGTCAGCAGGGAGGTTGTAGGTTAATTGGCTTGCTATTGATGTAATCTCGTACTTTTCGGTTTCGTTTTTCAATCTGGACATTTTAACATATACCCTTTTATGTATATCGTTTAAATCGCTGACTTTGTTTGCGTCTGTTTCTGAATTGGGATATTTTCTGTCAACAAAATCGACTATTTGCTGTATGCTAGGCATCTAACCACCTCCTATGTATACGACCATGTTCCGACCTGGCTATATATGCCCCATGTGGTTGCGGTTTCTTTAACCAATAATGCAGTGGTATACTGAGCGCCAGCCACGCAGGTAGCATGTCCACTTATAGTCCCGCCGCTGACAAGAAACGTTAATGTTCTAGTGGCGTGGGTCATCTGAACATTTACTCTTGCACCGATAGGGAAACTGGCCGACAGAGTGTAAGCTATGTTCCCGGTGGCAGATGTGTTGATTACTGTCGTGGCATCCCCGTAAACATTGGCGGCTAAAGTATTTGCCCCCGTTATAGCATCATCAACTATCTTATTTCTGCTGTTAGTAGTATAAAGTTCTGCCGCTACAGCCGCCCCGGTTACGACATTATCCCTGGAGTATACTGGCTGTAGAGACTCGCAGACAATGCCATAAGACTTACTGTCCGTTATTTCAATTTCGTTATCTTCTACAAAATAGGCTACGATGTTATCTGCACCCAAGCCCTGGTTGTAAATTTGTATGGCCCCATTATTGTCCAGGTTATATTTTATGGAGTTCTTCCTAATATAGATATACGTGTGCCCGTATTCGCCATGAGAACCTATTTTCACTTTCGTGTTAAGTAAATAGTTATGGTCAAATTCTATCTTTCTGCCCCAAGTTATAGCCTCGCAAATCGAAATACCCGTGCTTGCGGTTCCGCAGTTCTCAAACTTATTATCACGGATACATGCGTTCCCTTGCGGTAGCGAAAAGGGCGCTATACAGGTATCGAAAGTATTATGTTTGATATTTACAATGCCATCCATGAAACTGCCGTCAGTAAGCCAAATTGTAGCCAAGCCGCTGTAATTGAAAAATTTATTATTCTCAATTGTTACATTGTATAAAACCTGACAGAAGATAGCATAATCTGACACCGCGTTTATGTGTCTATTGGCACTGGCTGCGTCTATGGCTGCCCCGTCAAATTCACAGTTGATAATAGTAAGCTTTTGGTTGTTAACCGACTGCTTAACGCAGTTAACATCAACGCCCATAAATTTACAACCATCAACTATGACATGCTTGGTTTTGTGCATATTAACTCCGCCAGAGGTGCCCCTAAACGTGCAATCTTTAACAATAACAGTTTCCGCCCAGGCATCTGCTGCCTCCGAACCCCTTTGAATTGAGGTGTAATTTCCTGCATCAGTAGCAAGGGAGTATTCAAATATACAGTCTTTGATAACTGCTTTTTTAAAAGCTACCGTACTGCTGAACGCGATTCCCGCATTATGCAGATTGTAGAATTTACACCCCTCAATGGTTATCGTCCCGGTAGTTGAAACAGAAATTAACCCGCCCCGGAAGTTTAGATTCCTGATTGTTACGTTGTCGCCGGAGATAGCCAACCCGCAATAATGCGGGTCTGTTAGCACTTCTAGGCTTGTGCTGTTTTCCGTGGCTATTGCGGCCCCGCCAGAGCCTTCTATGACCACATTGTCCTCGTCTATCGTGACGTATTGGTTTTCTCCTGCGATAAGGTAAGTACCGTTGGGAAAGAACATTCTGTCCCCATCCGACAATGCGGCGGCGGCGGTATCGAGAAAACTCTTATCGTCCGTTGTTCCATCTCCGGTAGCTCCGTAGCGTTTTACGCTTATATAACCTAGTTCGTCAATAAAAAAACTGCTTATTTCCGAAGCAGTAGTCGCACTTGCAAGAGCATCACCCATTGTTCCCATATCTTCACCACCTTTAAAGTGTCGGACTGGCTGCCAGCAGCATGATTAGTTGAAAAGATACATACGCGTTTATGGCATTATCTTGTGAGTTCCAAGTCACCGCCATAGAGTTAATATTGTTCCAGTTGGGCGTACCGCTAGAACTAAATGCTGACTTAGGTGCGAGGATATAGTTCCAGCCCGTCGAAAGCTCCGTGATTTTGTAATAGTAATAAATGTTTGAACCGGTATAGGCGGCGGCTGTATCAAAAATCAATTGAACGCCGACTGTTTTTGTAACATCACTGACGTATACAACAAAATAGATGTAGTCACCAGCCGCACTCGCAGCACCATTTTTAAATGTTGTAAGGTCTTTGGTTGCCGCAAAATTTATTGAACTATATAATTGGCTTCCGGTATTATCGTTTTCTGTAATACGTAAAGACTTTGTGCCAATCAGAAAATTGGTTGTATCATCGGCTTGTGTCCCGGCCACACTTGTCCATGTTTCGCTAGCCTGGAAATGCGCTATTTCTTTACCGTTCACTAAAAAATAATCAAACCCGTCAAGTAAATTTGCATTACTAGCGTTCATCAGTAATGGCACGTTTAAAGTATCATTTTTTAAACTCCATCCCATCGGGCACCCCTCCTATACTCCCTCAGTCACTAGTAATGTTTTATTTGCAAGTGAACTAATAGCATTGATGGCTCCCGTATACAAATTACCTAATTCCTTAGATATTTCATAGGACCCACCATTGGCATTAATTCTGATTCCTTGGTTAAGAGCTGCAGCAACCCCTAGTTTGATATAGATAGCAGTGTCGCTATCGTTTACAAGTAGCGCATAGAGCCTGTTTGCGTTTAATGCTAAAGCCGCTCCTGTTGCCACGCCTACGGTTACGGCGGTATGGGTAGGGGTTGTATATGCTCCGGTTCTACCTACTATCTGCACCCCGTTTGTCGTCCCTGGTGTGGTCTGGTCTATCCCAAATTTACCGATGACGTTAGCACCAGCGGTAATACTTTTGACTACGACCTCATTAGCATTGGCAGTTGCCTGGTCAATACTAACTTTGCCGACTAGTGCAGAGCCAGCTGGCAAGGCTGCGCCAATATCCACTCTGTTGGTAGTTCCTGGGGTAGTCTGGTCAATTCCTACCTTGCCGATTAAAGCTGCGCCAGCTGGTAAAGCTGATGCGATATCCACGTTGCCTATGTTAGTGTCGCCTGCCGTAATACTCTTAACTACGACTTCGTTTGCATTGGCAGTCGCTTGGTCGATACCTACTTTGCCAGCCAGTGCAGTGCCAGCAGCCAATGAAGCATATACTTCCATAGGTGCTACTATTGCAGGAACCGCCATGGCATAAGCATAAATCGTTCCCGTAACATATGTTGATATCCTCGCGCGAAATTTCTTAACCCCAGTTATGGGGATTAAAAATGTTCCGTCTGCCGTTGCAGTGGTTGCTTTCGCGCCTGTTTCGGTATTGGTTCCGGCAATACCGTCCCATGTAGTACCATTGTCGTTGCTCTGTTCAAATGTAATAGTGGCTGATGTGATACCGGTTATCTGCAATCGCAGTGCGCCGTATTTGCCGTCGAGGTCAAATATTTGTCCGTTTGAAGTTGCCCCTATCCCGCTATGTAATGTTCTCTCTTTTGGTTCGAACCACACTTTTATCCACCCTCTTTCTTATGTTTCCGGTAACAAGCCATCAATTTCCCCTTGTTTTCATGCTCCGTATTACAGACTTTACAGATTAACCCCGCGCCCTTCGCGATTGGGCGCGGGTCCTCTTCTTTGTTGAGTTTCTTTAACTCTTGGAGTATGTCGAAAAGCAAAAGCTCAACATGGTCTAGCATCTGTCCGCGTTTCAATTCACGCATATTAACACCCCGTTAGGCTTTTTGAGCCATTTTCTTTTTGATTAAATTTTTGGCCTCTTTATCCTCAACCTCATATACTTGCCCTTTATACATTGGCTGTCTACCCATTAATCCGCAGTGCTGAAGCATCTTTACTTTCATTTGATATACCTCCAATCTCTTGATATAATCTGTTCATCTGTGCTCCGAAAGCGTTTAAATTGAATTTCCTGGCCTCCATTAGAGCCAGACCCTTTACCAGCCCTCTGGAGTCTGTAATTCTGTTCACCATTCGCTTTACGGCATCGGCAACGGAATGCGGGTCACTTATATCTGCTGTCTCTTGGGCCACCTTACACCCGTTGGCTGCGATAACAGGAAGCCCACAGGAAAGGGCTTCTCCGATGACACGGGTAACGATCCGGTGGGGAGTCAACAGGAAGTCGAAACCTCTATATACCTTTTCCATGTCCGGCATTCTGGCGCATAATTCACCCATAGCACCGAGCCTTTTTAGTTCGTCTATGAGGTATGTCCAACACTCCGGAACGGGGTTGTCAAAGGCGTACAGGTGCCACTTTAATCCGGGGATGTTTCTGGCTGCTTCTATCGCCCCACATACGGTCTCGTAGATGTCGATATCTTCCCGCCAACTATCGCATATCAGGCCATTAAATTTCCCAAGATGTTCCTTGCCGACAATATGTTTCTCACCAGTCGGAGAAAAACGGTGCTCGTCTACTACCGGATAATCAAATGCGTACAGTTTTTCTTCAGGTATCACTATTTTCCAATAAGGTTCAAGCTCAGGCCAAAAAAATACAGCCTTTTTAATTTGAGGCTGTTTCATAATTGAAGCATAGAAAAATGAATCTATGCCCCTGTTTTGCGCTGGCCTAAAAGCCGCTAAAGGACGGGCGTGTATCACCCATACAATGGGAGCTTTTATACCGGTCAACCATTCGTCAGGAATACCGGTATGCAATACAATAACATCGGCTAGTTTTATATTTGCCGGGTCCGCAGTAATCACCTTAAAGCCTGCCCGGTCATCGACTCCCCCGACAATTGGCTGCTCCCGCTTGTCGCTTACAGTAATCCCTGAGTCGATAAAATAAACTTCGTGTCCGATGTTAATATCTGCCCTTGCCATGTCGCGTGCGGCCTCAAAAAGACCGCACCGACAAGGGGCAAAGGGTGCAATATGGGCGATTCGCATTAAGCAGCAGCTACCGCACCATCGGCAGATAATGGAATGTAGAGGCAGTACAATTCCACTACTCCGCCAACAAGGTTAACTGAACCGTCTACTGCGATATCCTCACCGTCACCAAGTACTGAGTACCCACTTGGGAATGTCTCAAACTTCGACGGGGCATTATCCACCCATACCTGATTAACCGTCTGCATAGCAGTACCGGCGGTGGCGGCTATAAGCCCCGCTACACTAGTGGACGTTCCAACGCTGGTAGTGTCTGCATGGTTTGTCAGTGCAGTAGTGATATACCCGATTACTTTTACCGCCACACAGCCCGTCACAGTAAATGCCGTATACGAAGCTGCCCCGGAATGGGTTATAGTTTTTCTCACAAGGCTACCGCCGAGGTTAAGAAGCCCCGTGGTCAACTGAGTGCCCACGCTGGTGGTCAGGGTGCCGACAGAGCCAGTCTGCGTGCCCACAGATGTAACCAACGTTCCCACTGAGGTAACATTAGTTGTAGTGGCTGCCGAAGCTACCACGGTTCCCACGGAAGATGTTAACGTTCCCACTGATGTTACCAGCGTGCCAACAGAAGTTGCGCTTGTGGTTGATGCCGCCGAAGCAACTACGGTGCCTACGCTAGATGTTAACGTCCCAACGGAAGTTACCAAGGTTCCGACCGATGTAGCGTTAGTCGTTGTAGCTGCCGAAGCTACCACAGTGCCTACGGAAGATGTTAAGGTACCTACGGAGGTTACTAAAGTTCCCACGGAAGTTGCGCTAGTCGTTGTAGCGGCAGAACCGGCAAGGGTTCCTACGGAAGTTACAAGTGTTCCAACAGATGTTGCGTTTGTGGTTGTAGCGGCAGAACCGGCTAGAGTCCCAACAGATGTTACTAAAGTTCCCACGGAAGTTGCGTTAGTAGTCGAGGCTGCCGAAGCCACTACCGTCCCTACAGAGGTTGTTAAAGTGCCCACTGAGGTAACGCCGGTAGCAGTTGCCGCCGAACCAGCTAAAGTGCCAACGGAAGTAACTAGCGTTCCTACGGAGGCTGTTTGCGTGCCTACCGAAGCCGTCAGCGTTCCCACTGATGCTGCCTGAGTGCTTACGGACGTAACAAGTGTTCCGATAGAGGTGGTCAATGTGCCCACAGAAGTGGACTGGGTGCCTACCGATGAAACTTGTGTCCCTACCGATGTAACATTCGTAGCAGTGGCACCTGACCCGGCAAGTGTTCCCACGGAAGTTACCAGGGTTCCCACTGAGGTTGCTTGGGTGCTTGTGGCAGTAGACCCCGCCAGCGTGCCTACGGAATCTACCTTTGTGCCGAGTGCGCTAACGTCACTACCAGTCACAGCCGCACCAGAGCCACCGGAAAATTCATACCCTGCTCCCAGATCAAAACCTTCAACCTGCCAGGTATTGCTGCCGATAGTGGCGACAACGTTTTTGCTTAGGTTAGTAGTGCCCGTGACCAAAAAATTGCCTTTAATCAGGACATTGGTACTGGCAGCAGTAACAAAATTAACAATAGCGGTGCCAGCTTTTCCAAGTGCAGTGACGTAAATCTCGGCATCGGCTACGCCGTTCATCGAAAAAGTGGTTAGGTTAGCGTTGCCACTGGTATATCCATAATGGAAAACGTTGGCTTTAAATCTGTCACCCGTTACTTTGAAAGCATCGATGACCTCAACGTCGATAGTGTCGCGCACCTCTACGCCATACCCATCAGGATGGCCCATTATGCAATCGTTACCGGAAATTGTCGCTATAGTTGTTACAGAGTCCACCCCGGTAACAAACAGCAGATTATCAAAAACAACGCTAGCCGCGGTAATCGCCATAGTCGCTCCGGTATGGCTGAACGTAAATGTTGGGCGGTCAGCGCCATAGCCAACACCTATAACCCTTACTCCTGCCACATCGGCAGTAATTTTGTTCCCTGTAGTGGTGTATGTCTCTGAATGACCAGGAGCCACCCAAACAATATCTCCGTTATTGGCGGTACATTTAGCAAAGGCCGCGTCCAGGGTTGCTAAAGCCGTGGCCCATCCTTTACCATTGTTTGAATCCGCTCCTATCCCGGAATCGACAAAGAACTGATTACCGGGTTCGGAAAGGCCAAGACCGACGACCAATCTTTCGGCACCTTTTGCGCCGATGTAAAAACCATTTACTGCTGAAATACCCTTGAAATGTGTGATATCTCCCATTATTAATACCTCCTTAAATTAGCAGGGGAGACACTGTCTCCCCCACGGCATAACCGCACTAATTTTTACGCTTCGTTTACCTATCCGGCATTCTGTCCATAAATAAAGAACCAATTTGTCCACCCTTTAACCCAACGACCGACAGACTTCCAGGAGAGTTTTTCGGTGTTGAAATCCCCTTTAGCCGCGTCACCGTCTCTCTCAAGGTTCCGGGGGTCGCGTCTCATAAACCAGTTCAGGCCCGAGCCGCCCTTCATGATATCTTCAACCACCACAAACCATTTGTGCCCGGTAATAAGCGGGTGGATAAGGTATTTGAAGTCTTTGTAGACGTTCTTGGTATTATCACCTACGAAAGCTTCCTTATCAGAGCCAAACAGTTTTTTACAGGTATCTCTCCAATATGGAGAGGCGATAATCATGTTGCCTTGAATCAGCATCTTATCTCCCCGGTCGTCCTCCCAATCCTCCATGGCCCTTAATGTGATTTCGAGGTTATCGTAAGAGAGGTCGAGAATCCCGGTGTTGCTCTGGTTGCTTGCGGTCGGGATGTTCTTGTGCGAAGCACTGCACAAGCCTGCCGAATCAGGTCCGGTGTAGGTCGTAGTGAAGGCGTAATTAAAAAGCTCTGCACTTTCATATTGCAGAGTCTTAAACACACCATAGGCAATATTATTTACCCTAGTTTTGATCGATTCATATTCCCTGTCCTCGTACAGGTCACGGTCAACCTGGATACCGGTACTCAGTTTAGAAGGTTTATACTGCTTCTCATAACCTTTTACAAAGGTATCATAAGCCACAGAACCTTCCCAGGGGGTCATCCGTCCAGCGGCACCTATGGTATAATCGGTAAACTGTGCGGAATTACGCTTGATCACATTGAACAGCGAAGGGATATAGTCTTTCTTCATCTTGAAGTAAGCATCCCAGGTCTCGCGTATATTGCCTTCAAGTTCGATAAATTGTTGTTCGGTTAATGCCATTAAATTTCAACTCCTTTCAAATTAAAAAACACCCGAAGGTGTTTAGGATACATTTGCATGACGCTCGAAAATCCATTGACTTTCCATAGCGTCCGGGTTGGTCGCATGAAGCCTCAGTACGTTCCCACCCACAGCGGCATAATCCGGGTTCATGGCATCAGAATCGAGGTCATAACCTAAATAGTTATGGGCCATGTAACCGGGGCAAAGGTAGATGGTGTCTCCGGAGGCTAAGGTGGATGGTAGGGTTTCGAATAAGGTCAGGGTTCCGGTTGTACCCGTACTGTCGGAAATCTTGAACACTCTGTTATTTAAACCGGAGTCGGCAGCACAAGAGATAATCTTGATAGCTCCGCCCTTCCATAACGAGTTAGTCTGTGGCATTAAACTGGCGATAACAGCAGTAGTAGTGCTCCCTCCAGTGAGGGTGTAAGACTTGGCAGCCTTATACTTGTAAATAGCGGTCGGCGAAACGGATATGTCGATATAGGTCGTTCCGTCACTGGCTGCCTTCTCAACCATAGAAACGCCATCAATCGGGTCGTCGAAGTCGGTCGGGGCCGCTACAACAGCTACGCCGGTTCCGGGGGTGTAAATTATCGGTTCGCCTTGCTCGATTGCGGTGGCGTTAGGTACGTAGAGCCGTCTTACTATAGGGTTTTTGTGACCGTTTAAGTCACCTGCCCAGTTAAATCCTTTCATTTAAGTCTCAACTCCTTTTAGTTTGTTTTTTTACATAACTGGCTATTTTTTTCGGGTCGGTCCCGAACGCATTAGCCATCTCGACATCAACTTCTGAGGTGTCTAAGTCGTCACCGTGGGAACTATCCTGGTTTACAACTGTGCGCCTCGCCCGGTCGTGGATATTGGCTATTGTGCTTTTTACGGTTTTCTCAGTCTCCTTACTCATAAGCTCGTCCAAATTTTTACCTCTCAGGTAGTTGAAGGTAGCTTCTACACTGATATCAATACCTTTTTGGGCATTTTCTGCGATAAGCTGGTCAATCTCCGGCTCCAGGTCTTTGAAGTAGAGCTTATCTTTAAACGGTTCCTTCTCTTTTTCGAGAGTGGTCAGCCGTTTAGTGCTCCTTAGCTCAGTTTCAAGTGCCTGTAACCGTTGCTTGTCCTTTAACCTGTCTGCAGCGTCTTCCTCAGTCAAGCCGTTGGTTTCGGCGTACTGCTTGGCCTCCTCTTGGAGTTTGCTTTGTTCGAGCTGCGTAAGGGCTTGGTCGATGTCTACCCCAGCCAGCTCTTGAAACTTGGCTAGTTTCGGCTCATATTTGGCCTTCATTTCTTCTTCCGCTTTCCTACGCAGTTTCGCATAGATAGCATTTTCATCCGGACCTTGCTTTGTCGTTTCGGCGACTTCCGACTCTTTCTCGCCTTCTTCTGTCTCAGATTCGTTTTCTAAATCGTCAGTTTGAGAATCCACGACATCCTCTTGCTCTGCGTCAACAGAGTTCAATTGTTCTTCCATTTGAATACCTCCTGAGTTTTTTGCGCTGTCTCAAGCGAATTTTGAAATCTATTTCTTTTTCTTGGCTTTTTTCATTTTCATCTCAGAGTCTTTCATCATGCGGCCTCCAGGCATCATGTGCATACCCTTTTTTGGCTTTTTAGGCAACTGTCTCACCTCCTTGGAAAATAAAAAAAGGCCCCTACTCGGTTAAGAGTAAGGGCCTCATCTATGAGCCTCAGTTTATTCGGTTTTAGTGATTACGGTTATTACCCCCTTGTTATACTGTATCAGTTCTTTGCACCGGGGGCAGGGCATTTCTATGTAGGAATCGTTGTCTGTTTTGCATATCCATTTACCGCATCGGGGGCATTTGAATTTATGTAGGCTCACTGTACCGCCTCCGGTTCCTCCTGATATTTAGCCTTCACCCGGTCAACGGCTTCCTGGAATTGTTCGTCAGTGACACCGAGAGCCTTAAATACTTCAATAAAGATATTGACTCGGGTTCCCAGAAATTCAATATCCTGCATCATACCGGGAATGATTGTGCCGAGATTCTTTACGATATCCCGCTCTAGTTCCCTCACTTCTGGTCTTTTGAGGGGCTTGCCGTTTGATCCTAGCAACTTACTCATTTATGCACTCTCCTTTTGGTGTTTGATATTCTGGATTAAAAGACACTAACCAATTTCTATATGCTCTTATCAGGTTTTTTATTTGTTTGTGCCAATGTTCTTGTGAACTTGCCGTGTTTAGTTTTACTCCTAATCTATATTTCTCACCTTCTGCTGCCATATAACCAGCTATGGTTACTGTTTTGTCTGCTCCTGCATTTATTTCTAATAATGGAGTGCATGTTTTTTCGAGTTTAGCGATAACTTTTGCTGGCACAAACTCCTTGTTACCAGAATCTCCCCCGATACTTGTTTCTTCGCCAAATATATTTGTAGTGACTATAAAACAATATTCCATTTGCGCTCTCCTTTCGGCGTTATTGTTGAGCACCTTCCGCAGGTTGCCCCTCTTGTTCCCCTCCCATCGGTTGAGATAGGTTCTGCAATAGTTGGTTTTGGGCTTCAAAGAAAATCTGCTGCAATTCGGGAGGCATCTTACTAACCTGGTCCGCTACCTGTAAAGCGGAATTCTGTGCTGTCAACCGCTTTATAATCTCGCTCGTGGGCGGGAACTTCCCTTCTTCCAGGGTGTACCATAGGGACTCGATGTCGATACCATTCTGACCGAACAATTCTACGGCAGTACGGGTGTAGTAAGTCCTATCTTTGGGTTTCTCGTCCATTATCTTAACTGATATGTCGAATTCAGGTACGAATAATTCCTGCTGTACTCCAGTGATATTACCCTGCTCGTCCTGTACCTGCCTGTCCCATGTGCGGTAAGCTTCCTTGGCATTGAAACTGCCCTGGACTATCTTGCCGTCCTCACCCCTGATTCTGAAATACCTGTCTTCCGTATAAAACTGGACGAATCTGTTTATCCGCATCCGGTTAAGTTCGGTGAGAAAATCAACTAAGGTTTTAACTTTTATCTTGGTCCGTATATCCGTCCGGGCCCCCAATTCAGCCACAGTGGAATAAGGCACGTGGGTCCCTGGGGAAATGCCCTGCTGGATAGGCGTGTTCTGTGAGACGGTTTCAACCATCCTCTGCTTATGTTCTTTGTAAGCTATCAGGGCTTGGGGGGTCTTAACGCCATCCCTGTCTGCAAGTTGGTTGACATTATTGACAGCTAACCACGCTCCACCTTTGCCGGAGTTTTTCAGTATAGTCTCCAACTGTTTTGGGGTCACAGCCCCCTCGTTAAACAGCTTCCCACCCAATCCTTCACGGGACATGGCTTCGATTTCAATTTCGTCAGCTTTATTGTGTAGAATCTGCGGAACCTTCGTATTCCTAATTTCGCCGAAGCCGTAAGGCGTGTTCTCGTCGAAGTAACATACTTTGTAGACTATCGGGTATTCCCCGTCATCGTATTCGTAAGGGATGTATTCGAGGAATACTCCATTCGCTACATAGGCTAAGTGGACACCTTTTAACTTACCTTCTGCCATATCCCTGTACTCCTGGGCTTTGAAGGTGTCGCCCATCATTTCAGCCTGTTCAGCTTTGACCAATAATTCCTTTTTCCGCTTATCCGGTACGAATTTCGGCAATCCCCGGTGTCTCGCGGCTATTAGCCAGACTTGTTTAGGGTCTTGGCCCTCGTCCTGTAACTCGGAATCGTTCAAATCCTCCTGGACATACTTCCCTCTCTCAGGCCATCTCTCTTTGAGGTACTCCAGTTTCTTCCGTACCTTAAGGTGGATAAAGGAACATTCCTGTAACCTGTCCTCTAAATCTATGATAGCGGGGTCAAAGTAGATAGTCCTCCTGTCTATATTGACTATCCTGACATCTCCTACCCACCTATTCGGTCCAGTCCCGCCTATCCAATCAGAATCCCACAGGACAGCAGCACACATCGGGCCGTAAGCCACGAAGGGCAAGACCATCTTCTTCCACAGGGCAGGGAATTTGTTCCGCTGGTCATTGAACCGGGACATGAAAGTAAGTTTTTCCGCTATCTCACGGTCGCCCTCTTCCACCCCTTCGATAGTTACCTCCGGGTCGCTGGAAGTTATGTTAGCCAGAGTATTGATAACCGCTGAGAAAATAAAGTTGTTCACAGAGTTGGGTCGTGTTTTCCTGACAGCTTTAGTCCGATAGGCTATTGATGTATCCCACTGGTCGCCTATGAACATCTTGGCTTCATCTTCCCAAATCTGGTCTATGCCGGATTCGTAAACATAAGACCCGTTCTCGCTGTAGCCCGTGCCCCTGGCAGTCTCGGCGTTCATCTGATTAGTATCTATCAGGTGGACAAATTTTTCTTCCTCGGGCGTGTTGGGGTTCTTCGTGTCTTTTTCTTCTTCTTTTTCTTTTTCTTCCCAGTCCATCATCTCACCGCCTAATTATAAAAGACATTTGCTTTAGCCTGTTCTATCTCTTCAGCTTTAGATAATCTCTGTTTCTTCTCAGGTTTAATATTGTTTATGATTTCCTTGATGTTGGGCAAAGGGATTTCAGGGGGCTCGCCCTCCCGTTTTAGGTACCCAACATAAAAGCCGCTCCAAAAAGCGGCTAGGATTGCTATGGCAAAAACAAGCATTAAAATAATATTAGTCATACCAAGTACCTCCCTTGGGTTCTTCGTCGTCCTCATCATTATCTTCGACCTGTGCCTCGATATGGAATATCTGCTGTGTCCGGATATGGTGCGCTATGGCTAACCCGATGATCAGGTCGTCAGTCTTGCCACTCTGAGCCTCCGGTTTCCCCTTCTCGTTCCGGACGAAGGTGAGCATCTCCTCAAGCGTCTCGATATCGTTGAACAACCCAGGGTGCTCCCTGACGAGTTGGACTAAATTAGCCAAAACTAAAGGACGGGTCAACTTATCCGTCCTGAATCCGTAACTTTTCTTCAAGGCACCGGTGAAGGTGTCAACATGCTCCCTAGTATACTGTCGGTTATAACCTAACCTCTCCAACTCCTTAACCGGATAAGTCGAGTAGTTGGTCTCTATCCCTTCTAAAGCATTGTTGTAATATTTCCCTAAACAGTACATCTGTTTAGAATATAAATCCTCGTCGAATTGGTGTTTAAGTACCGCCGCCTGTATCGCAGTGACATTGTTCAGGACCTGTCCGGTAAAGTTATCCGACCCCTCCCCGGCAGTGTCGCCCCCGATGACATACGGATAACCCTTCTGGACATCTTCAAAAATCTTGATATACCCGCCCGAATCCTCTACCCACTGGATAGACTCATCAACAATCTTCTCGTTCTCATACTTATAAATAAAGAAGCCCTGTTTCAAAGGCTTCTTATCTCTCAACTGTGAAATTCGCTTAGTGACCACCTGGGCATCGAAGACCGTCTTACCCAATACCCCCCACTCACCTAAACAATATACCGAGTAGTAGTAAGGGTCCGATTCTTTAAATGATTCCAACACCTCCGTCTGAGCCGGATCAAGAAACTTGTTGTTCTTATACGTAGAATGATTGACAGTACAATTGTCCCTCTTAGCCGTCCAATCTATATTGACGAACTCCCCCTCCAGCCAATGCCCCTTATAGATAGGATTGAATGAGAATATCATCTGTTTATACCACTTACTCTGACCCCTCAACCGGATATCCAACTGTCTGTAATCACTTATCTCCAACTCCGAAGCTTCCTCTATCCACACATTAGTAACTTTAAAAATAGACTTCAGCTTCTCCACATCATCCAAGCCAGCGAACAGAATCTCGTTCCCGTTCTTACAGGTGATATGTAAATCCGATTTATTAATATTGAACAGCTTCATCAATCCCCAGTCAGAAATAATCGCCCTGACCTCTGCAAAAGCCGACTCCCGCAAAGTCTTGGCTACCTTCCTGACCACAAGGAAACGATGTCCCTTCTCCTCTATTGTCCGCCTGACGACCTTCTGGGCCGCAAAGACTGACTTACCTGACCCACCACCCCCGACCAAGACTAAGTACCTATCCTGATTCTCAAACAGTGGGTAAAATTTAGGGTTAGTCATCTCCGGTAAATGTGTTAGGTCTACTGTTATTCTAGCCATAGAAACACCTAAATTCTGGAAAATGATATGCTCAGTTTTTTATAGCGGTGAAAATTGGGATTGAGTTGAATTTGTGAGATAGTTAAATATCATATTTAGACCCGGCCCTGGGGTCTTGGGGGGTTCGTACCCCCGGCCCCTCCCCCCATGCCATACCTGCACGCTACCGCTACACTAGCCCCCTAATAATTTACAGTGCAGGGCATAGTAACAACTACTAGGTTACATAATGGTCATTACCGGAAGTTGCATAATAGGCCCTAGATATACAGGCTCTAAGTGTGTCTATTTCTTCCAATTTTTTATCTGTGCATAACGGTGCATAATGTACCTTTTATGCAAGCCTTCAAGTACTTTAAACTGTGCATTTAGGTATACTATTAATTCCTTGTCCATATTAACCCCTCCTTTAGCCTTATTGAGAGATATTACTGCAATATCGGGATATAGCCCCCTGATTTTTGCCATATTAGGCTATATTATTAGGAATGCTTGTGCATTACTCAGGCTTTTTGACTATTATCTCCAGGTCTCCGGAGTGCTCAATCTCCTGCTTTTTAACATAACCGTGCGCATTCATTAATATGAACTCACTAAAACCTGCGTGCTGGTCAAAGGCTAGCGCCTTCGTAAGTAAGTCTCCCTCACATTCTGTGTATATTTTCTTTATTACGTCAGAAAACT